CGGGGATGCTGCTCATCAAGGCAGGTCCTTCTTTTTCCTGGTTTTGTAATGTACCATAAACATGAAAACGGGTTAGTCACCCAATCCTTCGACTTCTCAAAGTTCTATCTTTCGTCCCGGCTGGCGCCGTTTTTTACGACCGATTAGAACCGATTCATGGGAAGGAGAGCCTTTTGCACACGGTATTCCGTCCAAGAAGGCACGACCTAGCAAATTCCTTGATCCAAACATCTTTCCGGGTGCTTACGATTATTGGAGAGATTTGCCGTCGCGTAGTTCGATGTACGAACGATACGATGCTTTTGGTTGTGACCTTGACGTTAATATCTGCGAGGCCTCGTTGGACAAGGCCGTAGATGATGTTCAATCTATGTTCCTTGCACATTATAAAGATAAACTTCAAGTCAGTAGTATCACCGAATCTTTAGATCGGTTGCCTAGCGATACTTCTGCTGGTTTTCCTTTTGTGTCTGGAACTAAGAAGAACGATGCCCGCAAACATCTACGTGCCTTTGCGGCAAAACAATGGCGGGATTTAAGTGTTAAAAACAAATTTGAGGTGGTACCTTGCCTCTCTGGAGTTAGAAACACTATCCGTCCGATCGGTGAGAATAAACCTCGTCTAATCTTTGCGTTTCCGGGCTACATAAACGTTCTTGAAACACAGTTTCTTGATCCGTTTATGTGTGACCCACCGCCTTTTACAGGGTGGTACTTCAATTGGTTAGACGATGGACTTTCTTACGATCGTTACAAAAACTTGAGACATGGAGCCAATTCTTGGGCAAACGTCGATTTGAAAGGGTTCGACGCTTCAGTTTTATCTAGACTGATTCGTTTAGCCTTTTCTATTCTTCGCAATTGCATGGAATTGACAGACATCGAGGATTTGATGTTAGAAAATTTGGTTGAGTATTTCATCCATACGCCACTCGCTATGTACGGCGAGTTGCGTCAGAAACACAGAGGCATTCCGTCCGGTTCATCCTTTACTGGATTGATCGGAACGATTGTTAACATGCTTAGTGGTTTCTACGCATCACACAGGTCCGATAGGTATTCTATAATCCCTTCGAAATGTGTTTGGTTGGGTGATGATAGCTCTTTGTTCTTTGATGAGGGCATGGTATTCGAGGATTTCGAAATTCATTACCTTAGTTATTTTGCGGAACTGGGACAAACTGTAAATACGGTTAA